TCTGTCTTTGTCTTGATACTCGATCACTTCTTGGTTGAGGACTGCTGCTAGCTCTCTAGCCATGGATTCCCACGCTAGGCATCTAGCGCAGGTTCCGGAGATCCCCAAATGGTCGCGCCAGTTCGTTCCGCACGATTGGCAGTTTTCGTGTATTGTCATAATTCTATTCGCAGGAATTTATCGTTGACGATAATTTGAGCATGGGAAGTTGATCCATCGGCTTGATAAACGAATCATCCACGAAGGTAATCCGGTTGGTCGGCTGGATTGTTAGCCTTCCATTATCTAGTTGGATAAAGTAAAAGGTTTTATCTTGCTCTGGACAGTTGCTCCACCCCTCTTCTAAATGGGTAGCCTCAAACAAGTAAACCCCAGTATGGATTGCGTTCCCAATCTTCGCTGTCATTCGCATTCCTTTGAGGATAGGGTTCTCAATCATCGTGAAGTGGTAGGAGTAGCAATCCCATAATTGGGAGTCCGTAGGGAGCCACAGAAGCTCGCTCTGGTTGAATGCTGCGGCATGGGGAGGTATCCCACGGTAGAGCATCCCTCCTTCACGGAAGATCACATTCAAGCCCCACATCCTGCCGGGGATCGAGGTTACACCCACCCACATGGCTTCCTGCCACCCGCAATCCTCCTTGTGAGTAAAGCGTGAGTCCACATTTATGTAAACATGGAACGGGAGTGCGCCGAGCTTGGAGTAGATCATTTCATTGATTTGCTGCCTTTGCACTTCCATTTGCGGCGTGAAAGGTTATTGGGGCTATTAGGATCGCTCTTCCAATCACCCTTAATCTTAGCAGAACGAGCACAATACGCATCCCCCTTGGCCGTGCCGGGGCGAATACGATCACCTCCATCTTTAGCCTTACCCGCTTGACCATACTTGATCGTCTTGGTCCTGCCAGTCTTGGGGTTCTTTACCACCTTTTTGAATCTTTTCTCCATGGTTATAAATATCTATTGTGATTTATATCAAGATTAGAGTATAAATCCAAGTTATTCGTTCTAGCGTTTACGGGCAGTCTTCTTTGACTCCCGCCACGCCTTATCTGTAGGTGCGCCCTTGCTACCGGGTTTCCTCATCTTCTCACCGCTACCCGCTGCGATGCGTTTCCGTTTGGCGTGAACTGCCGCATAGAGTCCCTTTTTCATTTCTTTTTCTTGGGAACTCCAGCGGAACGAAGGGCAATAGCTAGGGCTTGCTTGCGGCTTTTAGCCATAGGAGCCTTCTTTGGGCCTTTAGGGTTGACGCCAGCTTTGAGCTTGCCAGCCTTATACTCCCGCATGACGGTTGCGATTTTCTCTGCTTTCCCTTTTTTTGTAGTAGGTTTTTTCATTTTGTTAAGCACTGCATCCCATCTCGTAGTAGTTTGAAGAACAGGTCAGCCGACATGGTAACCTTCCAGTCCTTGTTAGATTTCTTGTGCGCCACTATAAAGTGCTTCGCGCCACTATCTCTCATAGCTTGTTCGTAGGCTTTATCAAGATTAAGATTCTCCACGAACTTAACTTCTTGGTGGAGATTCGATAGCTCCTCGCAAACAACATCAGGGCTTTCGTTTCCGCCAGCGTATTGCTGACCACGGCGGGCGGTGAAGCCTTCAGCGCGAAGCATATCGCGCCACAACCGCTCGCCGCGCTTACCCTTCTGTCGGGAGTTGATCATTTGATTTTGCCAGCGGCATGGAGTTCCTCATAGCAATCCCAATAGAGATCGGACATCATGCAATCAATGTCTATCTTATTCATTCCGAGGTCTTCCAACATGTCCATGTAAAACTCCATTCGGCTTTTAGGGAGACCGTCTTTGGCCTTCCATGAACCTCCATCTCGCAGGTGCGGTAAGTCGCAGGTTATCATCGGCACTCCTTCATCATCCGATCAATGGCTTTCCTCAATATCGGCCATTCCGTTGGATCAATAAGAATTTCTTGGGTGTCTTTTTCGTCTCGGCATTGGCTGATCTTGAGAAACTCGCCACCAGCTTCATCAACAATCTCAATCTCCGTCATGCTTTCGTGGAATATTGGTTCACCCTTTGAAACAACGCCGATCTTGAGTGTTCTGGTTTCGTATTCCATTAGATCAACTCCGGCAGGTTGCGGTCTTTCTTTAGCTCGTAGATGAAGTCAGCCACCTTCTCCAAGGTATGCGGGCAGGCACTCATCGTTTTCTTATCGAACTGATTCGTCTCTTCGTTCCATACATCCGCTTGGAAGTTGTGGAACTCTCCTCCTTCATACTTGAGATAGTTGCGGATTTCGTTGCAAATATCCTCAATTGCCAGCAGGGCATCAAGCCCGGCCAGCGCATATCTGTGTTCTGGCTCCTCTTCTGGTAGCGTGTATTCCAAGATCGCTTTCATCGTGGTTAGTCTAGAATGGGCAGAGGTCTTCTGTCAATTCTTTTTTGTTGTCAAAGTAAAAATCCCTGATCTCGACTGCTTGCCTGTAGCATTGCTCGGCGATGTGATACTTCTCTGTGATCTGCCTCTCCCAAATCTGGATTGCCTTTTCCAGTAATCTGTCAGCCTTTCGGTATGCTTCGTCGGTGGTCATCGCTCTTTGAGTTTGCTGATCTCCCCGTCCATCTCGATCTCGAAAGAATAGTTCCTAGCTCCGCGTCTGTTCTTGTCCACGAAGACTACGGACTTCTTCTCCGAGTGTTTGATCAGGATGAGTTGGTTGGAATGTTGTTTGATAGCGCGGGACTCGCGCACCTTACCTTCGTCGTTCAACTGGCTACCCGTGATGATTGGAACCCGTAACTTGGTAGCCAAGTTCTTTAGCTTCCTAGCTATGTCGGATACTTGTTGCTCGCGGCTGTCGTCGTTAGGCGACTCTATGATTTGTAGGTAATCGACCACAATTACCTCTGCCTTGCCTAGCATATTCAGTCTCTCAGACTCAGCCAAGATCGAGGCGAGGTCGGTAATATCGTCAACGATAATTAGGGGCTTACTCTTGAGGTGCATGATCGCTTGGCTGATCGCGGGGAGTTCTCTTGAGTGGGTAGTCTTGTATTCCTCCGCTGTTCTGACTGGAACTCCTGCGGTATGGGCGACCATCCTTTCAAAGATGTCGGTCTTATCCATCTCCAGCGAGAAGAAGAGGACTGGCTTACCAGCGTCTAGGCTGGCTAATGCAGCCTGCACCATGAAGATCGACTTGCCTCCACCGGACTCTGATGCCACGGTGAGTAGCTCCCCTCCGTGCATCCCACCCTTCATGTTACGATCTAGATAGATCAGACCTGTGGAGTAGCAGGGCCTCTCGTCTTTACCCTCCATCTGGTCTAGTAGCTTTGCGGCGATATCCTTCGCTGTGGATACCTCTGCATTCCTATCTTGGTAAGTATGGGAGATTTTATCAACCAAATCGCAGAGGTCGGCATCGCCCCGCCTGATCTTGGTGTCAAACTCCTCCATGATATTGAGGGTGGCGCGGTAGGCTTTGTATCTCACCAACTGGCGGCGATACTCCTCTGCCATCTCCTTACCGATATCAGACTTCTTGATCGTGTGGGCGGAAAGAACCGTCATCACAAAGTCGGCTCCTCCGATCTTCTCCAGCATACCCATTGACTCTAGCTCTGAAATGGTCGAGAATTCGTCGCAATCGTTAGTTCGCTGGTAGACCCTTTGGATTGCTTCAAAGATCGTCCTGTGGTCTTCTAGCGCGAAATAATCGCTATGCCAGACTTGGCAACCTAGAATGTCAGGGTCGTTGGAGATCAGCGAGAGTGCGCCGATCTCTGCGTTGGTGTGTATTGGTGTTTTTTTCACAGTAGGTTAGGTTGAACTTTTGATAGTCTTTCGTTGATGAGGGGAATGTAGTCTGGGTTGAGTTCGCACAGGATAGCGTTCCTGTTTTCCTCGTTGGCTACAGCAGCAGTAGTTCCGCTTCCACCGAACGGGTCAAGAACCACACCGCCTTTGGGACACCCTGCGAGAATGCACGGGCGAATCAAGTCGGGTGGGAAGGTGGCGAAGTGTGCATCCTTGTAATGACGAACAGGAACCGTCCAGACATCCCTTCTAATTCTTGTGCTTCCA